ACTCCAACCTATGGTGGTGGGATTGATTTTAACACCGTCATATTTTGTCTCTTCGGTCAGTTGTGCCATTTTGGCGGCAATTTGTTCTTGGAGTTTTTGGGCATCCTCTTTCGGCGTCGTATCATTTTCATCTGGTGTAGTTTGCTCTAATTTCTCTCGTGCAGCGTTGGCTACCGATTCGGGGGTCGCATCTTTTCCAAGGAGCTTCACGACATTGTTAGAGAACGCCATCGATGTGATTTGGTCGATATTATTATCGGTCACTAATCGCATCTGGACGTTCATCGTTTGCAATTCTTGAATCATCAACTTGAAAGCATAAGGAACACGAACAATGCTGAACGAGCGGCCATACTTCGTAATCTTATGCACACTCATTCCCTCGTCCAATTCGCCCGTATACTTGATCGGCCCATCGGCAAACGGACTCAGCATCAAGTTGTGGTTCTCATTATACACCGCGACCATACCGGTCACATCGCACACAGCCATGAAATACTCGTCGCCGCGAACAAGCATGGACTCTTGTAGGAACTTGCTGGCTCCGTGCGAGATGATACCGTCACGTTCCATTTCACCAACACGTAAACCGCCGTCGTTCGCCCGCCCTTGCACCGTTTGACGCGTGAGCGCAGTGCGCGGTCCCCTAGCACGATAATTAATCTTGTCTTTCACCATGTGTTTTAATCGCATATAATACGTCGGTCCAACGAAGATGTTTGCCTCAATCGGCTCCCCGGTTTCACCGTTATACATCATCTGACACCCACTTGAATGGTAACCCGCCTCCGTCAAAATGCCCCCGTAGAACTCATGCTTTGGACCTTTGTTCATAAAGGCGGTGCAATCGCCGTAGCCACCCAATATGGAACACGCCTTGCCCATTTGTGTCTCTACTAACTGACCAATCGTCATGCGCGATGGAATCGCGTGCGGATTGATGATGATGTCCGGCCGCGTTCCGTCCTCGGTAAATGGCATGCTCTCTTCCGGAATGATCAACCCGACGGTGCCTTTCTGACCGCAGCGAGAGCAAAACTTGTCGCCAATGCTGGGAACACGCTCGTCCCGTACCCGTATTTTGGCAGTGCGAAATCCTTCTTCGCCATCCGTAAGAAACGTCTTGTCTACAAACCCACGCTGTCCCTTTTTGGGTGACACCGACGCGTCGATGGATGCGTCGGGGTCGGTGATGTTGGTCAGCATTTTTCCAATAAGGATGGTGTTGTCATCTACAAGGGTGTTTTCTTGCACCAAACCATTCGTGTCGAGTTTACCATAATCAAACCCCGTTTTGAGACCAATCACATTTTCGTTCTCGATGCTTGCGAATTTGGTATCGACTTGAGTTTCGCCTACTTTCGAACTATCTTCGCGATCCTCGTACGAGTTGTAGTAAGTCGTACGGAATAGTCCTCGTTTTACAGAGCCCTCGTTGAATAGAATAGAATCCTCCACATTGTATCCCGTATAGCACATAATTGCGACAACAACATTCTCTCCATATGGATGTTCTTCATTGTTTATTTTCTTCAATAGTCGGCTTTTGACTAACGGGACCTGTCCGTTGTGTAAGACAACCCCCATTTTATCAATCCGGGTTGGAAAGTTGGAATGGTAGAGAGAAACGGCCTGCCTCATTTGTCCGCATGCGAATAGGTTACGAGACAGGGGGTTGTTTTCGGGAAATACAACTTGGTTCCCCATCACACCAAGCGCAAGGGCAGGATGGATTTCTAAATGGGTGTATGGTTTATCCGCAATCGTATCGTGACGCATTGATATTAGCGAGGTCTCTGCTTCCGAGGTGTCGAGATACTCAATCACCGACTGCGTCTGTTTGAGATCATCCAAGTTAGACGTATTGTACATATCTTGAATGGAAAGACACTCATAATCGTTGCTACGGGTTCGCTTCTTTTCCGCAAATCCACCAACCAGTTGCTTCCAGGTGAATTGATTTTTTCCCTCAATACGTTCAATCATGCCTTCCCTGTCATAACTGGCCTTCCCTGCTTCGTCGATATAAAATATAGGGCGACATAAACGCCCCGAATCTGTGTATATTTCTATCGCATTTTCGGAAATGAACCAACTAATGCTAGTATGAGGAGGAATCAGATTACTTCGGCGATGATTCTTCAAAATACTCATCGTTTCATTTGGATTATCCACTACCCCTATCCATCTCCCGTTTACAAATACTTTTGTTTTCCTTCCAACATCGAGCGGCAATAGCGACTCCAGACCTTTCATATTGATTCCGTTTGACTTCGATTTCAACCAATCGATGATGTATACCGCGGACGTTCCCGATGTCACGGACGTGGCAATCGCCATATGTTTGTGTAATCCAACGTTACCTCCGTCGGGCGTATCTAGTGGGTCGATAATACCCCACTGGGAAGAATTCAGATGACGCGGAGCAACCACCTTGGCGCTTGCGTCCATGTCCAGATTTATTTTGCGCAAATGCGAAATCGCCGAATTGTATGTGAGACGATTCAGATCCTGTATTACACCAAGCCTCTTCGTATGTGCGGCGCCACCCCAGTTTCCTTTGAACGCTCGCTTGAAACCCGCCTCCACTATTTTTTCGGAAAAATAATCGCGGTAGTTTGATTCGGATACGAGATCCGTAAAGTTTTCGTTGTCGAAGCTCAACTGGCTGTAGTGAAACTTCTTGTCGATTTTCTGGGTAATGTCTTTCTTTTGCATCGTGTAATATTCGTTGAAAAGGTCGTAAATAAGGGCTCCGGGTAACTCCACACGCTTGAATCGAAAACTATCGCGGTCTGTTGGCGTCGAAACGTTCGTAAAGACCATCAGCAGCCGCTTCACCATATACCCGAGGAAATATGCCTTGTTTCGGTAATTCATCACACCAATGTGAGGGAGAAAGTAATCGCTGATTATTTCCAATCCGTGCGCCAATGTTTTTCCCTTTGTCAATGTGCCAATATACCCAAGGGCATTTTCCTGATTGAAGATTTTGCCTGCATCGTGGATGGACGGAATAAACAAGTCAATAATGTCCTTGTTTGCCTCCATGTCCAGCAAACACATTTCAATGATTTCTTTATCAGATTCAATACCCAATGCACGCATTACGATAAACAGAGGCACCGGTTTACGCACATTAGGGATGTTCACGACAATTTGGTTGTTTTGAAGCGTGGAACTCGGCGCCATGATGCGAACGTGCATTGTTCGAACCGGCTTCGATGGATCCTCCGACACCGAGCGTATTTCCGCGGAATGGCTATAGGTGTCATTCACCTTATCCCTGACGTACAACGTGTTATTGGCAAACGTTTCTTGCGAGACAATACACTTTTCCTTTCCGTCAATGATGAAATATCCTCCTCGGTCGTTTTTGCACTCACCCAATTCAAACCGCATGTCTCGGGTGAGTCCGTTCAAAACACAGAGGTCCGACATCAACATGATTGGAAATCTTCCTAGAAACACCTTTTTGATTGTATACGTTTGATGCGGTTCATTAGAATGTGCGCCGTCCTCCGCTTTTATGAAATACTCGACTTCGACGTCGTAATGTATCGTGATTGCATACGTCATGTTTCGCAAACGCGCCTCGTTTGGATACATGTAATGTGCCCGTGCGTCGTCGTAGATAATTGGTTTCCCAAAGTATATTTTGGAACCGTCTTTGCCTCCCAACCACACGTCGCATTTCAAATCAAAGTCATCGTCGGATGCTTTTGGTTTCTTCGCTTCATCGTTGTGGTTTTTCCTGATACGAATCGGATTGTTCTCTCTAAAAATCCGTTTGATACCGTCGCCTGTGAAAAATTTATTGTAGGAATCAACGTGATGCTGGACGAATGCGTTGGGGTTGTATTCGAAGTATTTGTCGACGACACGTTCGACAATCAAATCAGTGTTTATGTCCCCCCCTTCATCGTTTTCATTCATCTATAATATACATTCAGTATTTTTTTTAAGATTATATTTCTTATTATAACAACACAATAAGAAATATAATGATTAAATGCTTAAATGCGTTGTGAATTACGCGCGAACACCTCCACTCAAAATAAGCATACCGATAAGGATCGCCATCAAGATGAATGGAATGAGCACGATAAACCACGATACCTTTTGGTATCCTGCTTTGCAAAGGGCATTCAATACGAAGGTCCAGAACGCAATGTATACCGCCTTTCCGGCAAAGACGGCTGCCGTATTGGGCACTTCACACTCGAAATTGCCTACGCAGTAGGAATCGGTGTTTCCTGCGTTCTGAAACATCATGGCAACCATACCGATGGCGGATAGCACTAAATAAACATATGCGGGATTACAGAGTTTTTGAATTTTTTTAACAAGTTTCATTGTATTATAGTATATTATAAGGAAAAAAATATTATCTATCGAGAAATAGGATGTCCAAGGGTTGGACCCGAGTGAGGTGCCGATTCTAAACCTTGATAATCGCTTAGTAATCTACCCGCGTCCGAACCGAAACTCCGTCCAAAGTTCACAATATCCTGCGGTAAAAAAGTTTTACGACCGCCCTTCTGTTTCATTCCCTTCCTTGTATTTTTCCGCACCTTACGCGTGGACTTGAGTTTTCTCCCCTTGATTCTGCGTCTCTTGTTATTCGCGGTTGTGATGCGCGTGCTCTTTGAACGCACCATTTATATATCTCTATATACTATGTCTATATAATATACACAACGCCCAATTATTTATTCGATATCGACATGGGTCAAGATATGTCTCCGGCAACAAATCTTATTTAGTTTGAGCATGTCTAAAACTTCACCACTAGGCGTCTTGTCCTTATTTTCTTCGGTAAGATATACGACTTCATCGGTATTACCTCCGTTGGCCATATTCTTCTTACGAACTTCGCGTTCGTAATACCGATACTTGTTCGCAAGCACCTTTCCGCATGTGAAACATTTGACAGGAATAATCATGATTGATATATAAATGAATAATATTATATAAATCAATTTTCTTTCTAATCAATTTTCTTTCTAATCTATTTAATTGGTTTCCTTGGGACATTTTCCTCTACATTTAACCGAGCCGTCATCGCGAGATTTATACTCAAAGTAATCGAAGTCTACGTTCTTTCCATTCCGCGTTAAATAGGTAGGTCCCGAGCTTGTTCCACCAACACACTTCGTTCCATTCAGCAAAACACAGCAGCTCGTGGAGGTGCAATTCTTTCCTGATAGCAATGTTTGACACCATGTGTCCTCCTGTGAAGGTTCTTTGGCACCACAGAAAGGTTCAGGTTCACTCTCAGTATCGGTCTCAGTGCTGATCCCGTGAATGCGAAGATAATACAGCGCTACAAGCATCACTAAAACAATTAACATTACCGTTTCGATATTTTCATGGAATACGCTCGTGAATTCCGCAAATACTGTCGACTGATAGGTGGCAAACAAGTAGACCACGACTAAAATACCTACCGCAAACACAATCAAAGATGGTTCATTCTTGGACATGGATTATATACATTGTGTGGAGAGATTAAATCTCCACTATTTTGTATCCAGAGTCCGTTTTTGCTACGCGATGTTCCTTGCCATTTCGATGAATCTCATTGTGGCAACCTTCGCAAATGTTCACAAGGTTCGCAAGGTGGTTCTTATGAAACGTGGAAACATATCCGTTTTTATCATTTGCGTGAGCCTGGTGCTGAAGGTGGTGGACTTCTGTAGCGGACTTTGACTTACATATTTCGCACATACCCCCCAGTTTTCTTTTGTTGTATCGGCTCCCATCTTGCGACAGAACTCCTTGCGCTGATTTATTGTATTTCATACGAATGTTATGGGCACGTTGGAGAAAGTCATCGGGAAGGTGGAGAGATTTACACACCTCCAATCCGTACATTGTCGTTCCCGAACCCTCTTTCAGTTTTCGGTCGTAGATTAAGTCACCGCTTTCCCTATTGTATGTCACTTCCATATGGGCAAACTTCAAACGCTTAAGATTCGTAACCTCCTCATAATGGGTCACCTCGTGAAAGTGGGTCGCAAACATGAACGTGCTGCGTTTTTCATGAAGGGTTTCGAGACCAGCGGTGAAAATACTGAGTGCCGAGTCGCTTTCGGTCCCTGAGCAGAGCTCGTCACCGAGAATAAGACTGTCCTTATTCGCCAGCGTGATAATCGTCCGAAGTTCTGACATTTCGACCGCGAATGTTGAAAGTCCCTTGAAGAGATTGTCGTTTCCTAAAATTCGTGTAAATATGTAATTATATGGGGAATATTTGAATGACGTACACGGAACAAAGAGTCCCGCTTGTGCCATAATCACCGAAATGCCGACCGATTTAATGAAGCTCGTTTTTCCAACTGCATTCGTTCCATACAAGAGTAATCCATCGTGCGAATCCTCACCTCCCAAGGCGAGATCATTGGACACGTAAATTTCGTTCGTTTGGATATGTTCAATGAGAGGATGCCGTATTCCAGTGAAGTCACAAAACGCCTTTTCCTTGCCATCCACTAGTTCTGGTTTGCAATAGTTATACTTATGGGCAATGTATGCCTTGCTTTGTAAAACATCTACCATTGTGACGTAAGAGGCAATGGTTTGGATTGCTTCAAATCTCTCTGATAACTCGTCCATGTAGCCCGACCAAAACGCCGATATACCCAACACCAGCTCATCGACCGAACTCTGTACCTTTGCTGTGGTTGACTTGATAATGTCGTTATAAATGATTTCGTCCTTCTTATTGGAACCCAACGAACCGAATTCTAGACTCGCGAGGTCGACCTTGATGGAGGCGTGGGTGCCGTCGTGGCACACATATGGAATTTCCACATTCGTTTCGTGTAATTTCTTAATCTGCGATTTCAACAGGGTCACGCGGCGTTTTGTCGCCATCAGAACCGGTTCTGATTTGGCCGTCTCGTGAATCTTCACATATTTGCTTTGCTCTTTGCGAGGGGTTTTGCCTTTACTCTCTATTTCACCAACAATACCAGACAGTTTCAATGCAATGGCATCGAGTTGCAACCGACAATTCAAACAATCGTTCACAAGGTCATCCAGTTTCGTCGATATTCCGTTTCGAATAAAAACAAGGTTTTCGGCATTCATGTTCGATAATCTCTCTTTGGACATATCGTTGACACCCAGACATTTGTCCAAATGGAACGTCTCCTCCAATACGGCAATTAGCTCGCCACATTGCGATGTCGGATCACCGTTCACCATAACGTAATTGTTGACCAGATCGATGGATTCCGAGTTCGTCATGATACAAAGGTTCATCACCTTTTGAAGGTCCTCGTAAAGGAGCGCGACATCTTTGGGCACGATTCGCTTCATTGCTATTTTGCGGGTTAGTGTTTCAATGTCATGTATGCCGGTCAGTTCTTTCCGGTAATTGACCCACTCATTTGTGTCCATTACGCGCGACGTGACTTCATATGATTCCTGTAATATCTCTCTGTTTGTTGTCGGATGATGTAAATCATAACTGAACTTGCGTTTTCCCATGATAGTGACGCAATTATTGAGAAACGAACCAACGGAACGTAGTTTTCCACTATGACGCCGGTCCTCTAAAATGTTGAGTTGGGTCAGCGAATGGTTCGCAAGAACTAACTCGTCCTTCCCCGTTTGAATCAATGGTTCGGAAAGTCGCGTTGTAAGATGGGTATTATGCTCACAAACAAAGTCTAATAACAGCACGAAGGATTGTAAGGCCAATGAGTGTGTTTGCATCAAGGTAGTCACAAGTCGCTCCTCGGAAAAGTTCGGATAGAAACGTTTGAAGAGCTCCTTCTGGTATGTTTGCTTGCTCGCATTGGTAGCGTGGTCTGCCATCACTCCATCGGAAGAGGGGTCGATAAGGTGCAGTTTTGAATTGTCGAGACTGGTAAATGAAATGATATCTTTTACAAGTTTATCCTCCATATTTGATACAATAATACATTCAAGTGGTCGATGGATTGCGACACATCTCTCCAGTTCATCGTAAGTCGTGGGGTTGTGATAATAGGGGAGGTCTGTTTGAAACATCTTGCTCTTTCCCGTGAATATATCAAGAATAGAGATTCCCATTATGACCGATGAAGTGCGATGGATCCTTCCCGGTTTCACGCGTTCGATCCATACGCACATCGAGGTGTTGGATATGTGTTCGGTGTCTGGAGAGAAATAGGTTCCTGGAGAAATTATCTGATCGAGGCTTCGCGTGGTATTTTTGCTTTGCATATCTTGTTTGTATATGACAATAGTGTACCCCCGCTCTTGTAGTCTGTCGACATACTTGTCCAGCTGCGGCAATCCAAATCCGGCCATCAATACAGTTTTCCCGCTAACAACCATCTTGTTTTTTTCGGCAATGGCCATGTCATTGATGCTTGCGAACTCCTGTATGTCGCTTCCAGTGATGGTTCCTTCGGTATCTCGCAAAGCATACACTTCGAAAAACGAACCCACCTGAATCAATACAATGGTTTTCTCTCCTAACTCCTTTTTCCATTTGGCTGTATAGTGTAGATAATCTTCCGCAATAGGCATATTCGTTAGTTGTTGTATCCACCTTAAAAGTCTTTATTATTATTACTGTTATTATTAATGATTATCCGCTAATCTCTGGTGTAGTTTAATCTCTAGTGTAGTTGTGTATCAGCGTTTCGGCGCTTTTATTCACAACATCGCCGGCCAAAATGGCTTGTTCGTAGGTCGCCTTCAAAACATCGTTTGGTGCCACGCTGCCGCCTTTCAACAGATTATGCTTTTTCAAGTAGCTTCGTACTTCTGATATTTTTTTCTGTTTCAAGGCTCCACACTCGATCTGGATTTGTTTTCGCGTTCTATGATTTTTGATGAGCACGGAAACTTTCCTACCACTTTTACCTAGTTTATGTTTTAGAGTGGTCATCTTTTTACGCCGTATTTTGCGTGGTTTTCGTTTGGCGTTTGATTTGGATTGAAGTTCTGCCAACTTCTCGCTTCGCAGGCTAGTATCTGGCGTATTTGCGAAAGAATTTTGAGGAATCGACAGCGGTGGTTGGCGACGAATATTCGATTCGTTCGTGCGGGCCATCCACTGACGGTATGTCGGTTTTGTAGAGGACGAGTTTTTCAGACATGTGTATGGTGGTGGCGGTTTTATTTTAACAGTCTGGTTATGCATACGGTGCACAGGCTGGGGCGGTGATGGAGTTGTGGGTTCAGATGCTCGTTCGGTATCGCGAACCATTATCATTGGCGTGGTTGGAACAACATTCGCCGGTGCAACTTGTGAAGTGCTGTCCTTCGCAATGCTTTCGGCATTGATATTAATTTTTATTGGGTCGTTTGTGCCTTGCTCGTTGGAAGCGGCCTTATTTTTTATTGTCTGATTTCTGATGTTTTGTTTTCTTTTTTTTTCAGCCAACTCTTTTAAGAAGTCGATCGACTTATCAAACTCGGTATCGAAAACTTGGATTTCGTCTTGTACATCATTCGCCTTAGAATTGGTATGTTTTCTATGTTTTCTATCTGAATCCTCTTCTGCCCTTAATTGGAAATCGTGAATGCTAGACAGCAGCTTCTTTTTGAGTTTATGCTCTCCTAAACTTTTCATTTTACGCTTCGGTCGTTCTTTTTTGATTTTCGTTTCGGCGTTGGAGGGACGCGAAATCTTAAGAAATGCCGGATTAATGTTGATCACTTTTTGGTCCATATAAAATACCTTAGGTGAAAAATATGGGCTTATGGACAAATGATATTACATATGATTTAAAGATAAATTGAAATAGAAAATAACCAATTATGTATGGCAGAACTCAGATGAAGCCTGTATCATCATCGAACGAAAACGCAACTGAGATTGATTATGCAAATTACAAAGTGGAACCTTGGAAGGTGATTGAGTCGTATTTCTCGGGTACTCATTTACAGCGAGCAGTCCGACACCAAATCGAATCCTACAACGATTTTGTACAGGTGCAAATACCCAAAACGATTGCGATGTTCAATCCGTTACACGTGCGTTCCGAACAAGACTTGGTGCCCGAAGTCAACAAATACAGATTGGAAATGTTCATCACATTTGAAAATTTCGGCATTCATCGTTCGCAAATTCACGAGAATAATGGTGCCACAAAACTAATGTTTCCCCATGAGGCGCGTCTCAGGAACTTCACCTACTCTTCCAATATGACGCTGGATATGAACATCAAATATATTGTGCGTTCTGGCGAGGACTGCGGCTCGGAGCAAATGTTTTACAAGACGATTCCCGGTGTGCACATCGGTAAATTGCCGATTATGCTTCGCTCCTCGGTATGTGTGCTTGAGCAGTACAAGCACGTGCCGCACGAAGTAACGGGGGAATGCCATATGGACCCAGGCGGTTATTTCATCATCAATGGTTCGGAGAAGACGTGTCTAGGGCAAGAGCGGGCGGCAGAAAATCGGGTCCAGTGTTTCAATGTCGCAAAGAACAACACCAAATGGAACTGGATGGCGGAGATAAAATCCGTTCCCGATTTCAAGTGCATCTCGCCGAAACAGATCAGCATGTTTATTTCCAGTAAAAACAATGGGTTTGGAAACGGAATATCGATGCAGATTCCGCGCATCAAAACCCCGATTCCTCTGTTCATTGTCTTTCGGGCAATCGGAGTCATAAGCGACGAAGATATTTGTCGTCACGTCGTGCTTGATATGAAAGAAGACTCCCGCGAAACAACCACATTGATGTTGGCACTGCGTGGCCCCATTGTGGAAGCTTCCGAATACCTGACGAAAGATGCGGCAATCGATTACATCACGGGACATGCGATGTATACGCCATTGAATATGGATAAGGAAACTGGTGCGCGGAAAAAACGAGAGTTCACATTGGGCGTTTTAACCGATGATTTGTTTCCCCATTGCAAAACGCTCGTGCAAAAGCAGTTCTTCCTCGGCTACATGACAAATCGCTTGTTGCGGTGTAGTTTTGGATGGTGTCCACCGGACGACCGCGACTCTTACCTGAATAAGCGTATCGACCTCACGGGAACCTTGCTGAACAACTTATTCCGAAACTACTTTAACAAACTTGTGAAGGATATGTCGAAACAGATTGTTCGCGAGATTAATAACGGTTCATGGCGTGCAACCGAGGATTACCAATCCATCGTTAATATGACAAACATTTACAAGGTGGTAAAATCGACCACGATAGAAAACGGACTAAAACGCGCACTTGCAACTGGCGATTTTGGTATCAAGCAGACCAGTAGCAACAAAGTTGGTGTTGCGCAAGTTTTGAATCGATTGACTTACATATCGAGTCTGAGCCATTTGCGACGGATCAACACCCCGATTGACAAAAGCGGAAAACTGATTCCACCGCGTAAACTTCACAATACCTCGTGGGGCTTCATCTGTCCCGCGGAGACTCCAGAAGGTGGTTCGGTTGGAGTCGTCAAAAATCTCAGTTATATGGCACACATTACAATTCCATGCAACAGCACGGCTTTATACGACTTTGTCAATCCACACGTGTATGAGTTAGGAGAAATGGACGACTCGCAAATGCGGAGTGGTGTCAAAGTATTCATCAATGGCTCGTGGATTGGAAACGCAAAATCGCCTCTTGACCTCTATCGTGGTCTTAAGACGAAAAAACATAAGGGGATTATCAACATATACACGTCGATCATCTTCAACACACAGACAAAAGAGATTCACGTGAATAATGATGCGGGTCGATTGACGCGACCGGTCCTTCGCGTGAAACCTGGAAACGATTTGTATTTGACACGCCAGCACATCAAACAACTCGATTCGGGTGACCTCAAATGGAATGACCTGCTTACGGATGCCAACTGCGACAATGCGGCGATTGAATACATCGACGCAGCGGAACAAAATCTTAGTATGATTTCGATGGAGCCCAACGAACTGGTCGCGTCGCAAGGGAACTATGTGTATCACTACACACACTGCGAAATTCACCCTAGCACTATATTTGGTATTCTCGGTTCGTGTATTCCATTCCCCGAACACAATCAGTCGCCCAGAAACACGTATCAGTGTGCAATGGGAAAGCAAGCGATGGGTATGTATGTTACCAACTATGATACCCGAATGGACAAGACTGCGTATGTCTTGACGTATCCTATGCGTCCACTGGTAGAAACGCGAATCATGAACATGATGCACCTAAACAAGATTCCTTCGGGTGGCCAGGTCATTGTGGCGATTATGACGTATACCGGATATAACCAGGAGGACTCCATCTTGTTCAATAAGGGTTCAATCGATCGTGGAATGTTTCAAGCCACTATTTACCATACTGAAAAGGATGAAGACAGGAAAATCCACGGGGACGAAGAAATCCGATGTAAGCCGGACCCTTCCAAAACGAAGGGAATCAAATATGGGAATTATGATAAAGTAAATAAGAGCGGCGTGATTCCCGAAAACTCGTTGGTGGAGAACCGCGATATTATTATCGGCAAGATGCTTCCCATCAAGGATGCGCGCAACGATCACACGAAGGTGCTGAAATACGAGGACCAGAGCCGAATATTTCGCACCAATGAAGAGTCCTACATCGATAAGAACTACATCGAGCGCAACGGAGACGGATATAACTTTTGCAAGGTCCGGGTTCGAACGGTGCGCAAACCCGTGATAGGCGATAAGTTTAGCAGTCGTCACGGACAGAAAGGTACGATAGGCAATATCATCCCGGAGGACGACATGCCGTTTATGGATAACGGGGTCAAACCGGACATTATCATCAATCCGCATGCGATTCCATCGCGGATGACCATTGCGCAACTGAAAGAGACGCTGCTTGGAAAGGTGCTTCTCGAATTGGGGCTATTTGGCGACGGCACTAGCTTTGGTAAATTAGATATCAAGGACATTTGCAAAGAGCTTCAGAACGTGGGCTTTGAGTCAAAGGGTAATGAGATTCTTTACAACGGAATGACGGGGGAGCAAATCGAAACATCGATCTTTATTGGGCCAGTGTTCTATCAGCGTCTCAAGCATATGGTCTCCGACAAGCATCATAGTCGTAGCAACGGGCCTATGGTGAACCTGACACGACAGCCGGCCGAAGGTCGCTCCAGAGATGGTGGTCTACGATATGGGGAAATGGAACGCGATTGTATGTGTTCTCACGGGGCGTCGATGTTCAACAAAGAACGACTCTATGACGCATCGGATGCCTTTAGAGTCAACGTATGTAAGCGTTGTGGTATGATTGCCGCGTTCAATGATCAGAAGCATATCCATCATTGTCGAACATGCGACAATCGCGTGGATTTCGATTATGTCGAACTCCCTTATGCGTGTAAACTGATGTTCCAAGAACTCATGACCATGAACATTGCCCCTAGGATTATAACATAGCTACGTTAAGAATTTTCGTAGTTGCTTTAGGATTGTATTGTATTGTATTGTGTAATTTTATATTTTTTTTCTGTTTATTATACATAATGACACTTATTGATACTAGCGGTGGACGTGCGTCCGATAGAAAGGTGATTCGCACTGCTTTGACTGTGACGGATGGGACAACTACTAAAGTGGCTCCTTCGACAAACGTCCGTGACAGTTCGGACTATACCAGAATCAGGCGGCTTGTTGAGAAAAACAAGAAGATGAAACGTGATGCATCGAACTAATGTGTGAAAATATCATAATATAATCTAAACTTTATATTATAATGAACAAATACCTCGTTGAGTTCGTTGGGACACTTTTTCTTCTTTACGTGATTCTTGTCACGAAAAATGCGGTTGCGATTGGCGCTGCCCTTGCGATTGCCGTGATTGCGGGTTCGAAAGTCTCGGGCGGACACTTCAATCCTGCGGTGACCATTGCGATGGCGACTGCAGGCAAAACATCGGTGAACGATGTCATGCCTTACTTCCTAGCGCAGGTGAGCGGCGCGCTTCTTGCGTTGAAACTCTACGAACAGACCAAGAAATAATTTTGT